TCTCTTGCCCGCACCTTAGACTCATCCAAAACCTTGTTTATGGATTTGGAAGCCGGAGATGCAGCGATTGAAGGTGTTTCAATTGATGTTATTCGTCCGCGTACATGGACAGAGTGCCGTGACTTTGCGGTATTTTTAGGTGGTCCTAATCCATCATTAGGCGAAGATGCTACATATAGTCGGGCGCATTATGATTATGTATGTCAGACGTATGGTGATCCGGCAGATGTCCTGTCGAAGTATGACACCATTTTTGTAGACTCCATTACAGTAGCGGCTAGACTTTGCTTTACGCACTGTCAAAATCAACCTGAGTGCAAGAGTGAGCGTACTGGTAAACTAGATACTCGTGCTGCCTACGGTATGCAGGGTCGTGAAATGATGGGGTGGTTGTCTCACCTACAGCATATTCGTGATAAGAATGTTGTATTCGTTGGTATCCTTGACCAGAAAGTAGATGATTATGGTCGTGAGACTTTTGAATTACAGCTTGAAGGTGCTAAGACAAGCCGTGAATTGCCAGGAATTGTGGATGAAGTTATCACTATGGCAATCATGCAAGATGATAATGGGGTGCCCTACCGTGCCTTTGTATGTCAGACCCTTAACCAATGGGGCTATCCAGCGAAGGATAGGTCTGGCAGACTTGATCTTCTGGAAGAGCCACATTTAGGTAAGCTTCTGGAAAAGATGAGTGGCGATAAGCCAAACAATGAACGCCCTATGGAATTTGTGAAACCTACTGAAGTGGAGAATACGGAAAATGCTTAATCTAAATCAAGTTGAAACTGGCAACGAGCAGAAGCCCTTGGAAATCATTCCAGATAGAACGATTGCTCGTGGAATTATTAATCTTTTAGGCGGCGATACGGAAGTTCCTGAGTTTGGGCAAGGAAACTTGTTTAAACAGTCAATGTCGTCTAGCGCTGTGTATTGCCCGATGGAGTTTACCATCATTGGTGGTGAGCATGATAAGAGGCGTGTTTGGCATAATCTTTTTATCCACGGCGATAAGATGGACGCTAATGGCGTACCAGTTGCGAGAAACATTGGCTTGAATACGTTACGTCTTATCGTGGATAGTATTCATAACTTGGGCAAAGACGATATGTCCACAGAGGCGCAGCAAAAGCGTAACATTGCTGGCATTCAAGTTTTGCAAGGCCAAGAATTTTGTTTCTTAATTGGTGTGGAGCCAGAGAAGAATGGCTATCCAGCTAAGAATAAAATGACCACTCCGTTGATTCCTGGGGATGAGGGCTACATGGCTGGCAATGCCAGTAACGCGGCTCCCGTTGGTCAGCAAGGTCAAATGCCACCAGCTACAGCGTCTGGAACAGTTCCGTCTTGGGCGCTTAAGTAGTTCGGTGTTTAGTTAAGAAAAGGCGTACTAACGGCAACCTTTGGGATAAAGAGTCGTTAGCTGGTTTGGGTGGCACCAGTGCCGTAAAGCCACCCACTTAACTTTTACAGATAGATACTGGAGGGTAAAATGGCTGTAAAGAAAACAAATGACTCTATTAGCATTCCTGTAATTAAGCAGGGTACGATTAAATTACGTTTGATTGGTCAGACGCCAATGTACTTTAATAGTATGTCGTCTAAAGCTAAGAGAGACTTGCTCGTTGGCGCAGGTCGTAAGACTGCGGCTGAGAAAAAAGAAATCAAGCATAATCCAGAGCAAGAGTTTATTGACTCTATGCACACGCAAATGAAGGGCGATACTTTACTGTGTTTCCCTGCTGCTGGTGTAAAAGGTGCAATGGCTACTGCTGCGCTTGAAACTGCTGGTGTAAATAAAACTAGCGTAAATAGACTAATCTTCTTACCGCAAACCAATATTAATATTTGGGGTAAGCCGTACCTTAAAATTGACGTAGTTCGTTCTGCTGATATGAACCGCACACCAGATATGCGTACTCGCGCTTATCTTCCTAATTGGTGTGCTGAGGTAGAGATTAGGTTTGCTACGCCTAACTTTAGTGCGATGTCTATTTCGTCTTTGGTGCAGAACGCTGGTCAGTTAGTTGGGCTCGGTGATTTCCGCCAGGAAAAAGGCAGAGGTTCTTTTGGTACGTTCACCATTGCAGGTGAAGACCTTGGTGATCATAAAGACTTCTGGGATGAAATGATGGAAGAAGGTCGCGCAGTGCAAGAATTAGCGCGAGATAATCCAGAGTGTGCTGATGAAGAAACGGCAGAACTGATGCAGTTCTTGCAAGAAGAGCGGTTGCGGAGGGCTGCTTAAACTATTCGGCGGGGGGAAACCCCCGCCAACGGGTTGCGGTTATGTATGGATAGGTCTGGCATGTCGAGGCGGTTTCGGTGGCTTGAGTTAAGGTCCGTTGAGGTGTCGTTCGGTTTGTTTCGGTTAGCAAAGGTATGGCGGTTGAGTTGTGGTCGGGTTTGCTGTGTTTTGATAGGGCAAGTTCGGCAAGTTAAGGCGGTTTAGTTAGGGTTTGTTCGGTTGCGCTGGGTTACGGCAAGATGTGCTTTGGCGGTTAAGTTGCGTTGAGGGCGGTGAGTTTTGCTGAGTTAAGGCGGTTGGGTTGTGGTTCTTTCTGGTCAGTTCTGGTGGGGCGGGGTGTGTTCAGGTATGGCATGTCGAGGCGGTTGAGTTGAGTTTTGTTATGCCGAGATGCGGCTTGGTGGGTTTAGGCGGTTTAGATGCGTTTGGTTCTGTCAAGCTACGTTCCGTTGAATTGAGTTGTGTTTTGTTAAGTTAAGGCGGTCTCGGTATGTTCAGGCTTGTTAGTGTTAGGCGGGGTTGGGCATGGCGGTTAACTTTTATTGAAAGGAAATAAAATGAGTAATTTTGCGAAGAAAACAAAGCAGAGAATCATTGATGAGTATCTGCAAGCTACTGGGTTGAATATTTACAAGCCAGATGAATTTGTTGATTGGTTAGCTGAACAGCCAGACCATGAAATGTATGATGCTTTTTATGGCATGGATGACAGTGTAGCGGCTCGTAACTGGCGCATTGATAAAGCGCGGCAGATGGCAAGCGGCTTACGGATTGCTGTTAAACAAGAGGATGTAACGAAGAGCGAAGTTATTTCGATTAAAGTTACTGAATATCCAGCCTACATTTCGCCTGTTGCTACACGAAAGTCAGGCGGTGGTTATGAGCCATTCGACCCTGATGATGAAACAGCGCAACAAGAATTAAGAAAACAGGCTGGTGTGCAGCTTGCGGCGTGGCTTAACCGCTACCGTGGTGCGGCTGAAAATATTGGTTTAGACTTAACGCCAGTTGAAAACCTTGTTAAGGTATTAAGAGATGAGGATGAAAAGCTAGAGGCTGGATAAGTTGAGAGTAGAAATAAACCTTTTGATTTTTTTTGCTAATCGAGAGAGAAAAACTGTAGGTGGATTTCTTAGTGTTAGAGAGGGCGCTAGTGAAGATGAGATTATGGAAGCTATGGAAGATTTTATAGAAACAGCCATAGAAGATCATATGAATACATTTACACATGGACTAGCGGATGTTGTTGTCGGAAGTGATGACTTATATCAAATGGGATTTAGTAATAAAAACCCTAATTTACTTGTGAAGGACAAAGAGCAATGCAACGTAGTGATACCAGACACAATGATTGTTCAATAAACCCTTCACAAGATAAAGATACCCTCTCAAACGCAGCAACCATATTTGCCAATATTGGTTGGGAAAAAAGACTTTGCGATTTAAAAGAAGAGCAGGTTTTGGGAATGGTCGCATTTTTCCAAAAGATGAGGGAGCTAAACGATGAGTTTACAGAGCAGGGAATACTTGAATTTGAACAGAGTGTCACCTGTTCTGACACCGAGGAGTTCCCGAACGACCCCATACCATTCTGACGCTATAGAATTAATTTCATACAATATTGATAAAGGCATCTGCCATAATAACGATGAGCAACCCAAGAGAACGTATCTGGGCGGCTCATCGTTGGGCTCCCCATGCGTTCGTCAAGTTCAATACAGATATATGCAGACACAACCTGATGAGGACAAAGAGTTCTCAGCCAGGACATTGCGAATATTTGATATGGGTCATTTTATAGAAGATATGATTGCTGGCTATTTAAGGCGGGCTGGTTTTGAATTAAAGACACATGACTCCAGGGGTAAGCAATTTGGCTTCTCAGTCGCTGACGAGCAAATTAGGGGCCATATAGACGGTGTTATATGTTCTGGCCCTGTGCCTATGAAGTATCCATTCCTATGGGAATGTAAGTCATCTAATAGCAAAAAATTTAATGAGTTTGTCCGTAAGGGGGTGGCCGTTGCCAATCCTGTTTATGCGGCTCAGGTTTCATTGTATCAAGCGTATATGGATTTAACAGAAAATCCTGCCTTGTTTACAGTCATGAACAAAGATACAAGTGAGATTTACTACGAGCTGATTCCTTTTGATAAAGAGTTAGCTCAAAAGACAAGTGATAGAGGAGTAGAGATATTGCAGGCTACAAAAGCTGGTGAGATATTGCCAAGAATTGCAGCAAATTCAGATTACTTTACTTGCAAATTCTGTGAGTTTCGTAAAACATGTTGGTCATAGAAAAAGAGGCCGCTCGAAAGCGACCCCTTTAGTGTGAAACGAAACTAATACAGAAAGGAAAACGATCAGTCTCAGGGTACAATATAATGAGTGTTATAAGGTTTGACAATACTAAATCTGGTACGGCGCATGATTTGGTTGAAAAAATTAGTCGTGATGTTCCGCGCTCAGTTCAGGTGGATGTACTGCTTGAAACCTATCCGAATGGGAAGGTTAAGGGCAATGATTTCTTTATCGGGTCACTAGCGGGCGAAGCGGGCGAAAGCTTAAAGATTGATATAAATCCAAACAGTCCGCACTTTATGCGGGGTCAAGATTTCAATGGCGGTGTAGGCGTTGGGGGTATTGTAAAGATTTTGATGGAAGCGCGTGGTATGCGCTTACCACAGATTAAAGAATTGTTCGGGTCTTATCTCCAGGAAAGTTCGGCACCGACTCCTCCTTGGAAGACAGATTCGGGTATAAATCTCAACACTATATCTGTAAAAACTACAGTTGAGGCCGCAGAGAAAAGCATAAAAATAGGATTCGACACACCTCATAATGGGCAGTGGGATTATATCAGTCGTGATGGTGAGATATTAGTTACTGTTCGCAGATATGACATTGGTGGTAAAAAAGAGTTCAGGCCTTGGGTTCCAGGGGTTGCATATCCCAAAGCTCCTGAAGTCAGGCCGTTATATAATATCCCGAACATTTTAAATGAACAGCGTGTTGTATGGGTAGAGGGCGAAAAGTGCGCTCAAGCTTTAATTGATGCAGGCATTCCAGCAACATGTACCCTCGGTGGGGCTGGGGCATTAACTCGTAAGAACGCAGAGAAGTTTGATTTTACGCCGTTGCGAGGCAAAAATTTAATTATTTGGCCTGATAACGATGATGCTGGTAGGCGGCTCGCTGAAATTGTTCGGGAAGTTGCATTAGAGTCTGACGCAGATACTGTTACAATCTTGCAATCACCTACGGGCAAGCCTCCTAAATGGGACGCAGCAGATGCTATCAGTGAAGGTTTTGATGTTCAAGAGTTCATAGAGGGCGGCATCGGGCATACGCATCGGGCAATTAACTTACTGAATGACAGCCTGCTTATTTCCAGGTTTACAGGTAGCGCACCTATACAAGAGTTCTTAGTTGACGGCACATTTCCCATCGGAGTTCCAATAATATTTGCAGCGGCAGGCGATGCTGGTAAAGGTATGATGACCCTTGATTTAGCCATGAAAGTAGCGGCAGGCAGGCCATTACAAAACGCCTTTGGTGGCACGGTAAAAGAGTTCGGTGATGTTGTTATATTTACAGCAGAGGATGATGAATCGGAGATGCACAGACGTATTGAACGTCTGGACGAGAAAGGTTTGCGGTTTGATTACCCGAACAAATTGCATGTTGTTCCGCTGCCAAACGTGGGTGGTGTGTTTCCTATTTTGCGTGACAATATGGGCGACTACAGCGAGACGGATGAGTTTAAGAAGATATACGAACAAATTTTGCAGCTCGATAATTTAAAGCTTATTATATTTGACCCCCTGGCATCTTTTGTGCATGCGGACGTAAATTCTGACCCTGCGGCTGGTGCGGCTCTTACAGGCCTGTTAGCTCGAGTTGCAACAGAGACAGGGGCATCAGTTATTGTGTGTCATCACATGACCAAAGTGCAAGGGGATAAAATTATATCAAAGCCTGAAGAGGCCCGTAATCTTATTCGGGGTACGTCAGCGCTGGTTGATGGTGTGCGTTGTGCGTTTGCTATCTGGCAGTTGGATGAAAAAACGGCTCGGGCTCGCTGTCATGATTTGGGTATAGAATACCAACGTAATCGGTGTTTTGACGGGGCGGTTGTGAAGTCAAACGGGCCTGCTAACCGTGATATCCGAAGTTTTGTTCGGGATACATTCACAGGACTGCTGCAAGACAGAACCGAACAAATTCTTAATTTAAACCAGAGCAATCAATCACAAATGCGTAAAGATGCTATGTTCAGGTGGATTCAGGATTGTGAAGCAAATGGTCGGGCTCTGTGTCAGCGTGGCGGGGCAGATGGTATCATTGAACGACTTACAGATTCAGATGCGCCTTCTGTACTTCAAAATATCAGTCAATATGTTGCTGACCAAATTGTTCGGGATTTGATTGCGGAGAGACGTATAGAGAAGTATTCGTTTACTACAACAGGCGGGCGTAAGTGGCTTGGCACAACGATTGGCGTAATGAGTCGGGGTGAGTATGAAGCGGTCACAGCGAGGGATAATGTATAAAGCAGATGGATTTGATAAGGCAATAATTGGTTATTGTCGTATATACGGGCGTGATGATGTGCTGGCATATGATTATTGGAAGTGCATTGACATACTCAAAGAGCGCGATGGCATGAGTTCGGAGGAGGCCATTGATTATATGGAGTTCAATGTATTAGGGGCTTATGTGGGCAAGTTAACGCCTGCATTTATTTACGAAACGGATGTGAGTGATGACTTATGACAGTATGAATCGGGCTTACTTTTTAGAAAAAGCTGGCGAGCTTATCAACGGGCAGCGAGCTTCAGAATATGGAGATGCTCGCCTGAATCATCAGAGAATAGCTGATATATGGGGTGTTATTCTAGGCCAGGAGGTCACACCCGAACAAGTTTGTGCTTGCATGATCGGGCTTAAATTAGCGCGGCTTACAAATGATATGAAGCAAGATGATACTTGGGT